CGGTGAACTTCACCTCTCTGAATGATGGCCGTGTGCGCAAGTACAAAGGCACTGCCGACGCTGGCAACATGACTATGGTGGTGGGCTTTGACAGCGGAGACGCCGGTCAGAAGGCTGTAGCTGTCGCGCATAAAGACCGCTCCAAGGGTAACTACAACGTCAAGGTCACCCTGAATGACGGAGACCCTGATGCAACCCCTGCGATCCTGCCGACCACGTTCTATTACGGCGTGAAGGTAATGAATAACACCGTGGCAGCCGGCCAGGCCGACAACGTGGTGCGCCGTAACGTCACGCTGGCGATCAATACCGACATCATCGAAATTCCAGCCGGACCGGCCACCCCATGATCTTCGGGGCTGGCCCCGTCGCACCCCTGCGAGAAATCCAATGAGCGAAGCCATGCACGGCACCGTCACCCTGGTGATTGGTGCCCGTAGTTACACCCTGAAGCCGACGCTGGATGCGGCTTTGCGTATTGAACACCGGTTCGGTGGTCTGCGCGGAGCGCTGGAATCGATGCGACTGATGAGCATCGCCGCCTGTGCTGACATCGTGATTGCTGGCGCCGACCTGAAACCCGACCAGCATCCGGTTATCGCCAGTGAGGTGTTCCACACCGGTGTGGCCAAGGTGTCTGGTCAGTTGACCGAGTTCATCACCGTTCTGCTCAACCCTGTACCGCCGAGTGTGGTTGCCAAGGGAAAGGACGAGGCGGCCAGCACAGCGCAGTGAAAAATGGCAGCTACGTTGACTACCTGTTCGGCGTAGCCACCGGCTGGCTTGGCTGGCCGCCTGAAACCGCCTGGCGTACTCCCATCCCCCAAATCATGCTGGCGCTTGACGCCCGTCTTGACTGGGCAGGTCGCGGTCAGGTTCAGCCATCTGGCCAGCCCGCGGCGCCGCGTAGCCCCGGCAGCGTGGCCGACAAGCTGAAGGCCTTCTTCCGAGGCCGTCAGCCAGAGTAGTTTGCCGCCTCCGGGCGGTTTTTTTATGCTTGGAGAATTGCATGGCCGATCAACAAGTCCAGGGCATGCTGGTCCAGATCGAGGCGACAACGGCTCAGCTACGCCGCGAGTTGGCCAGCGCTGACCAGGTGGTGGCGCGCAGCACGCAGGCGATCGACCGCAACCTGGCCACCGTCGATTCGGCTTTTGACAGGGCGGGTGCAGCGGCTGAGAGCGCTGGTGCACTGATGCGTGGCGCCTTCGCTGCTGTTGCTGGCGCCGGGCTGATTGGCGGCATCATCAAGCAGGTCGACGCCTACGGGCAGATGTCGGACCGCATGAAGGCTGCCGCGGGCAGTGCTGGCGAGTACCAGATGGTGCAGGAGCACCTGCTTCGCACGGCCCAGGAAACCTATCGGCCCATGGCCGAGGCCCAAGAGCTGTATATTCGCACTGCCGATGTCATGCGCAGCCTGGGCTTCAATACCCAGCAAACGCTCGACATCACCGACAGCTTCAGCTTCCTGCTGGTGACCAACGCGGCGGCCGCTGACAAGGCCGGCTCTGCGCTGGACGCCTACTCCAAGGCGCTGCAGACCGGCAAGGTTGAGGCTGATGGCTGGGTGTCCATTCAGGACGCAATGCCAACCATCGTCACTGCGATCGCCACTGCCACCGGCAAGAGCGCTGAAGAGATCCGTAAGCTCGGCGTGCAAGGCAAACTGTCGCTCGATGATATCAACACCGGCCTGCTGCGCACCGTGGAGGTCAACCGCAAGGCTGCGGCTGACATGTCCACCAGCGTGCAGGACGCGATGGTAAACATCAGTAACGCCATTCAGAACTTCCTGGGCGGCATGGAGGAGCAGACCGGAGCAGTTGCAGGCCTGTCTAGCGTGCTGATCGCCCTGGCCGACAACGTTGACCTGGTGGCGGTCGCCATGGGTGGCGCGGGCGCTGCGGCTCTTACCCTCTATGTAGCCAAGGCTGGCATGGCGCTGAAGGCCGCCCTGGCCCAGCGCATCGCGGAGGTCCAGAACGCACAGGCAGCACTGCGAGGCGCTGAAGCACAGCGCATCTATGCCCAGGCGCAGGTGCAGCAGGCGGAGGCCTCGGTAGCTGCCGCGACAGGCCTGCAGCGGCTCAATCTGGTTCAGACCCAGCTCTTGCCAAAACAGGCGGCGCTCACGGCATCCACCGAAGCGCTGACCATCGCCCAGGCCAACCTGACACGCGCCGCCACCGGCGGTTTGCTGTCGGCACTGGGCGGCCCGATGGGGCTGGCTTTGCTCGCCGGTACCGCAGCGGCCAGCTTCCTGTTACTCAGCGACAACGCCGACCAGGCGGGCGTCAGCCTGGACGACCTGCACAAGCCGGTTGCTCAGCTGCGAGAAGAGTTCGCCAAGCTCAACAAGGACCAGCGTGAAGCCTCGCTGGTGAAGTGGCAGCAAGAACAGGTCAATGCCGCTGACAAGGTGAAGGACGCCTATGGCGACCTGTCCCAGTCGATCCGATCGGCTGTGGTCACGGCCCCGGCGCGCGACTCTGGCGGCCAGTACAACCGGCAGTTGGCCGAATACCAAGGCCTGATCGATCGCCTCAATGAGGCGCGTGCCTCGGGACAGGGTTTATCGCCTGTGCTGCAGGAGGTAGCGACACGGCTGCAACTGCCGGCCAGCACGGTGCAGCAGTGGATCACCCAGGCGGGTGCCGTCAGCGACGCCGACCAGCGATCGAGCCTGATCGCGGAAACCCTGCGAGTGCTCACCGGTGTCACCGATGCGAACACCTCGGCCACCCAGGCGAACAATGCCGCCAAGGTCGGCATGAGTTCGGCGGGCCAGACGTATCTGGAAACGCTGCAGAAGCAGCTGGCCGGCCTGCAGGACAATGGCGACGCAATCAAGATCGCCAACCGCTACATCGCCGAAAACGCCGATCTCACCGAGACCGACCGACAGGCGATCCTTTCGGCGGCCAGCGCGATCGAGTCGCAGAAGAAGGCCAACAAGGATGCGACTGAAGGCAGCAAGGGCCGCACCAAGGCGCTGAACGACGAGGTCAAGGCGCTCGACGCGATCATCGACCGTGCGCTCCCGGAGAAGAAGCGCCTGGAGGACCTGGTCGAGGGCGTGCAGGGGCTGCGCAAGGCCCAGGCCGCCGGCAAGATCACCGCCGCCGAGATGGAGCTCGGCATCAAGAACCTGAACGCGGCCTATGCCGATCCGGAGTTGAAGAAACGGGCCGAAGAAGAGAGGAAGCTGGCGGAGATCCGGCGCAACAGCGCCGAAGCCTACCGCAAGGCCATGGAGGTGGTGCTGCAGACCCGGCAGGACGCAATCAATGCGGACGTAGCCGGCGTAGGCATGGGCGACGATCAGCGCGAACAGGCCGACCGGCTCAACGCTGTGCGGCAGAAGTATGCCGAGGCGCGCCGGCAGCTTGAAGAGCAGCAGGAGGATGTGTCGCGCCGGCTCAGCCAGGACGCCTATCAACAGCGGCTGGCGGACCTGGCCGACTACCAGGCCCGCGAGCTGCAGATGGAAGTCGACGGTTTCGACGCTCGCTTGCTGGCCCAGCGAGACTACCGCAACGGCGCCAAGCGAGCCTGGGCGAACATTCAGGCGGACGCGGCGAACGTGGCCGGCGCTACCGATGACATGCTCACCACCGGTTTCAACACGGCCCGCGATGCCCTGGCCGAATTCGCCATCACTGGCAAGGCCAACTTCAAGGACTTCGCGTCGAGTGTCATCAACGACATGGCCAGGATCGCCAGCCAGCAGGCCGCCAGTTCACTGTTGAGTGGCTTGGTCGGCATGGGCATATCTGCCGCCGGCAGTCTTTTTGGCGGAGGTGGTGGCAACGGCATGACTGCTGGCTCAGCCGGTGCTGTGTCTTCGAACCTGGGCGCCTCTCAAGCGGGCTATGGTGCTGATTATCTCAGCAGCTGGGCCGGCATCCGGCAGGCCAAGGGTGGCGCCTGGGATGGCGGTGTGCAGTTCTTCGCCAAAGGAGGGGCCTTCACAAACAGCATCCTCAACGCGCCGACCCCTTTCGGCCTTGCTGGAGGGGGCGTTGGCGTGGCGGGCGAGGCGGGTCCCGAAGCGATCATGCCGCTTGCCCGCGGCGCTGACGGCTCGTTGGGCGTGCAGATGGTGGGGGGCAGTGGTGGAGGTTCGACAATTGTGCAGGTCTCTGTACCGGTTGCAATAGCGCTGGAGGATCGAAGCTCTGAAGGGATGGAGTTAGATACCGCTGCTTTTCAGCAAAACATGGAGCGGCAGATGCAGGGCGTCGCTGATCGCGCGATTGCCGCTTCATGGCGTGCCGGCGGCGTTAGCTACCGCAACAGCAACGGGAGGCGCTGATGGCGATTGAGACATTCACCTGGGCTCCCGATGAGGAAGCCAGTGGCGACAGCACGCTCAGGACAAGGAAGTCCCAGTTCGGCGACAACTATGCCCAGGTCTCTAGCGACGGGCTCAATGCCGAAATCGACAGCTGGGATCTGACCTTTGGCGGGCTGGGCGAGGAAATCGCCCCAATCCTCGCCTTCATTCGTCGGCATAAGGGAGCCAAGGCATTCCTATGGACCAATGCCGAGGGGGATCTGGGCATGTACCGCTGCGAGAAGTTCCGTCAGCAGCGCAAGCCTGGCGGTATCACAAGCCTGACAACCACCTTCGAAAGGGCCTATCACCCATGAGCTTGATCACTCAGCTGCAGAAGCTGGAACCCGGCGCAGAAATACTGTTGTTCGAGCTGGACGGCTCCGATTTCGGAGCGGACACGCTGCGATTCCATGGGCACGCCATACCGCACACTCCCGAGGAGCTCGCAGCCGCTGGCGCGAATGCGGACCAGCTGCCGGCCAAGTCGATCTGGTGGCAGGGCAACGAGTACGGCGCCTGGCCGATGCAGATTGACGGCATCGAGGCGAACTCGGATGGAACGGCGGTGCGACCCACGCTGACGGTTGGCAACGTCAACGGGCGGATTACCGCCCTGTGCCTGGCCTTCGACAACCTGCTCGAGTTCAAGCTGACCATGCGTCACACCATGGCTCGGTACCTGGACGCTGCCAACTTCCCCGGCGGCAACGCTGAAGCTGACCCAGCCGAAGAGGCGATCGAGGTCTGGTATATCGACCAGAAAGTGTCAGAGAACGGCACTATGGTCGCGTGGGAGTTGGCCAGTCCCGGTGACGTTGGCGGTGAGACGATTGGCCGGCAGATGACCCAGCTATGCCACTGGGCAATGACTGCCGGATACCGTGGTCCGAACTGCGGATATACCGGCCCTTACTACGACCTGGATGGCAACCCCACGGATGACCCGGCCAAGGACCATTGCAACGGCTGCCTCGACTCAGGCTGTACCGTTCGCTTCGGCCAAGGCAACCAGCTGCCCTTTGGCGGCTTCCCGGCTGTTTCCCTCATCGCTCGGAGCTGACCATGCGTAAACACATCCTGGCAGCCGTGCAAGCGCACGCTGCGGCGGAATACCCAAGGGAGTGTTGCGGGCTGATCGTCACCGTTGGTCGCTCGCACCGCTACGTGCCGTGCGAGAACACAGCCGCCGATCCTGGCGAAGAGTTCCGCATTTCGCCAGAGCAGTACTCGGCAGCTGAAGACCAAGGCGAGGTGGTCGGCATCGTGCACTCGCATCCAGATGCCACCAGCAGGCCGTCCCCTCGTGACCTAGCCATGTGCGAGGCCACTGGGCTGCCGTGGCACATTCTGTCGTGGCCGGAAGGCGACCTGCGCTCCATCACGCCGACCGGCTACACGCCGCTGCTTGGCCGACCGTTCGTGCATGGCGCTTGGGACTGCTGGCAGGTCTGCGCGGACTGGTACCAGCGGGAATGGGGCCTCGACTTCCCGGCCTATAGCCGGGAGGAGGGATGGTGGGAGCAGGCCGACGGCCCGAGTCTCTATGAGCAGGCCTATGAGGCTGCCGGCTTCTACCAGGTCAGCCAGCCCCAGCGCGGCGACATGATCGTCATGGCAGTGGGGCGCACAGCTCACCCGAACCACGCCGGTATCTACCTGGGCGCCGACGCGCAGTTGCCTGGCGAGGATGGCCAAGTCTTCGGGCCTGGCCCATTCATACTGCACCACCTACTGGGGCGGCCATCAGAAATCGCCGTGTTTGGCGGGCCATGGCTCGATCGGACGCGCCTGGTGTTGCGCCACCGCGATGCCAAGTGATGGTACATTCCCGGCTTTCAAGGGAGGGAATTACATGAGAATTCTGATCAGTGCCTTGGCGGCAGTGTTACTTTCTGGGTGCGCAAGTGTTGCAGACACCCGGAGTAATCCGCCGCTTTTGACATTGGACTCAAAGAAGCCAGCCCGACAAGTCGCGGAGTGTATCCGCGATAGTTGGCAGAGCACCACGGTTCTCGGAGCCAGTGTCGGCGGAATTCTGCAATCTTCTGGAGATCGTTATTCGGTGCTAGCCCCTGACGCGCAGGCTCCTCTGCATCTGGTTGATGTTGAGCCAAGCAATGGGGGCTCCGTAGTCCGGTACCATTTCTATCGAACCTGGCAGTCGCCGCTTGAGCGAGTTACCGACGCTGTAAGCGCCTGTGCTCGTTAGCGGCTTCATTTT